CATTGAAACTACTATTATTCCAACTAACACCATTGGTGTCTGCTAATTGACTAGGTATAGGAAGAGTAACAGATCCTATTGATGATTTATGTCTGCGGTCTGCTCTTTTTTCTCTTCCAGCACTAACACCTACATCAGAGAGTGGCACGTATGTGAATTGTCTGATGGTCATGTAATCAATACCATCTAGAGTAAGAGGATATTTTAAATTACCATATCTTTTTCTAGCTACTGGGGTTGCACGTGGTGGTATTGTTGGTTGTGTTGCTTGTCCTTTATCTCCATCGTTACCTGCAGCAGAACTACCAGTGTTTAGTTGTTTATTTGCTCCGTTTACTTTAGATCCCCATGCGTCTACAGTTTCATTACTAACTTTATTACTGTTAAGAATATTTCCCATCTGAGATCTGAGTTGGGAACCAGCAGATGCTGTCATATCTTTACCAGGTTGTTCCCCACTCCATATACTTCCATCAGAACCTGCAAACAGACCATCAATACCCTGAGTGTATTCGGTTCCATCAACAGTTACTGTTGCAGCTTTATTAGGATTATTTGGATCAAAGGACAAGACTGCCCTTCCATCATTTGTTAAAATACTAGCCTCTTGTAATGCCACAGTTATCTTTTTAGTTATTTAGAACAAAATTTTGATAAGGTATTGTCTTTAGTTCATCAATCTCTGATGGGTTCACATAATATAATTGTCCT